TGTGAGCCACCACCACCAGCACTAAAAGAAGAATTTGCCGCAGTTACAGATGATGCACCATACGGATTTATAGCGGTTGTTCCACCACAAAGAACATTTACAAAAGGTAATCCGTGGCTATGACTTGGTATTTGTGCAGTAGATAATGTTGTTGCTGCTGCACTTAATCCACCAACAGATACTGATGGAGTGGCAAAAGCTGTACTAAAACCAGATGATCCACCAGTACCACCACCAGTACCAGAAACTACTCTAATAGCATAATCATTTAGAGTTGTATATTGTGTCCATCCAGTTGGAGCAGATGCTTGGAAAAAAAGCATTACTGAACCTGATGGTACAGAAGCACCAGCAGCAGTTGTTTGGGTCGTTGAATCAGGAAAAGTAATTCCTGTGCTGGTCATTTGTGTTGTCATAAATTAACTCCAAAAATTAAGGTGTACCGCCAGCAGATTGACTGCCAAGTGTTTTAAGATTACCAGAATTATCAATAGATAAAACTGCTGTGCTTCCATAATAAATATATAGTTTACTGCCAGACTGTTGTATAGAAAAACCACCAAAAATTGCACTTCCAGTTATTGTAGGACTTGATAAAGTTAATCCTGAAATAGTGGTGTAAGTTCCACCTAAAATTACAGAACTACCACCTAAAATAATTGGAGTAGCAAAATTAGCATCTAATTCTGCTAATGGAATTGATCCTGTAGCTGATGCAAATGTATACGGAACTGACATAAATTATCCTTTAAATGGTATACCAAGTTACTGTAGCATTAGACTTATTTTTCCAAACTACTGTAGCACTAGAGCTATTTGTCCAAGAAACCAATCCTTCGTTAATATCAATTGTGTAATTATATTGGAATGGTAGATGTAAAACACCCGAAGAAAAGCAAGATTGTAAAATAGGAACAAGAGAATAATTTGGAACAGTAATTGTTACATTGGTACTGTCTGAAGCGTAAATAACGCTAATATCAAAAGTATCTTCAATTGTTGGGGAAACTCCATTAACACCCAATAAAAAGCGTTTTACTCTACGCTTTAACCATTGAGTTGTATATTGAAAGCCATCTCCTTTATAAAAATTCCAAGTTAAAATTCGCTTGAAAATATCGTCATTTACTGTGTAAAAATTGGTAGGAGCAATTTCTGTATCTGAAGCATAAGGTCGGGTATCATAAGCATAAGTATTATATGCACCTATTGGAGAGAACTGAAAAGGAGTTGCTAAACTAGGTCTAGTTTCTCCATAAATAGCGTAAGCTGTCCAATCTAGTAAAGGGTACGATTGTTGCGTATAAATAGGCAAATTTAGACTATTTGTGTTATCTAAATATTGTTGAGAAGTATTATTATAGGCTGTAAAAAAAGCCTGAAGATCCTCATTATAAGGATCTTGCGTATATTGTTGATATAAATATGCTGGTAGAACTTGAGTTTGCATATCAACCTTGAGTGATTGTAATCAAACTGATATTGGTTACAAAATAGCTTTCAGGATCTCCATATACTAAGAAAGTTCCTGAAACTGGTGCTGTAGATACACCATTAATAAAAATAGATGGTGTAATTTTTGATATTTGATTAGATGGCAAAATCGAAGCTACAGCTAATTGAAATGCTTCTTGTAAATCAAAAATATTAATTGGTTGACCTACAGAAATAGCATTTATATAAGTTGCAATAGCAGGAGCAGCCAAAGATGCTACAGAACTAGGATTAATCAAATTGGTAGAAATGGTATTCCAAGTAACTGTCATGGACACAGTTTGAGCTGGTGGATTGACATAGATAATATTGTAAGTATCTGGATAATCATTTATAGAAACGCTTACATTTCGCAGATTAGGAGTAACTACACCACCACTTGTATATGTTAAGCTAGTCGCATTTAAAGGAATGCTAAAAGTATTTTCAGTCAAAATTGTAGCTGTATAAGTTCCATTAAACCCAGAAGGTACTACTCCTGATATAACAACAGTTTGACCAGTTGCATAACCATGATTAAGATTTGTGCTTACAACCGCAGGATTGGCAGAAGTAATTCCTGTGACTTCTAAAGTTGATCCCACTAAATTTGAAATATCTGGAACGCTGTTAAAAATGGCATTACCTACTTGATATGGATCGCCACCACCGCAGATAATTTCCCATTGATTTGTAGCCACATTTCGTACTGATACTAGTTTGGATTGAACACCAGATACTTGACTCAACTGTGACTTAATAAAAGTTGGCACACCTTGAGCAGTTACCATTCCAGCTTGAATAACTTGAGCTTGATAGGATTGAATAGATTGTTGAGTTTGACCGGGCAGTCCAGCAGAAGGATTAGTACAAGTAAGGGTATATCCTGAAGGAACAGAAGTAATAATTTGAGTCACAGTTCCTGATGGAATAGCCCAAGAACCAGCAACTGTAGCTAGGCAATATAGTGGTGAAGATTGACCAGAAGAAGCAATAATACCGCCATCTTGAACAACATATTGATAAGTGCCATCAGACACAGTAAAGCCAACAGGAATAACAAAACCAGCGATCCCTGAGAAAACAACATAGACAGAAGTGTTTGATCCTTGCCCTTGTTCAACTCCATAAACCTGTCCTAATTGATAAAGAATAGAAGGATTTGCTGTGGCAGGGCTAATTGAATTAACCAAATCTACATAGGCTTGATCTTGAATAACTACCGCACCAGCAGCAGTCGAAGCCATATCTTCTACAAGACTACCCGGCAAATTTGCAGTTAATCCGGGGGCTAACGCTGTAGCTGCTGCAATTTCAGCATTTAATAAATCTGTTGGAGAAGCTGGTATTGCTCCAGCAGTTGTTATTGTTGCCATTATGTAGCCACCAATGTAGAAATAGTTGTGCCATTTTGAAATACAGCATTGATATTATAAGTTGGGTTTGTTGCATTTTGCTGCTTTATCACAGTCAAACTTGCAAAATAAGGGGCAAATTGAGTTTGAGTCCTATTAACTGCCAAATCTGGTGGAATCTGCGTATGTACAGAGTTTTGCGCTGGAATTCCATAATTGGCATAAAAAGGGCTTTCCCCTTGATTAAGCCTTAAAGTTTGAGCCAAAGTTGCCAAATAAACATAGCTTGTGTTGGTAACTTCTACCCATTGTTGGGTGTTTGGATCTACGCCATAAGTTCTCATATTGGTACTCCTGTATTGCTAGATCCTGATGTAACTCCAGAATGTTCATGGGTACTTCCCACATTTTTTCCATTATTAGTAAGAGTACCTGTATTAGCAAAATTACCTGTTTGACTAATATCCCCTGTAATTTGCATAGTTGCTCCAGTACCACCACTAATATGAAAGCCATTATCTCCAGTAATTGTGCCATGAACAAGCAAATTTCCTGTAATAGTTACACCAGAATTGTCTATTACCATTTTTGTACTGCCACGAATTACAGTCACACCAGTTGGAATTAATGTAACAGTAGTGTCATTATTAGTATCTCTTAGAACTACTCCGTTAGGAGCATTGATATTTACTGAGTTTGGATCAACACTAGACCAATTTTTATTGCCAATAGGCACATATACAAGCGCACCAAGGTTAAAAGGAAGTTCTAATGGGGCTAATCCTTGTCCTAGTCCTGTAACTCCACCTAGCCTTGCATCCGCAGCCATACAAACACCAAAATCACCGACTTGTACAGGTAATCGTACATAAGTGGATTGTGCAATAGGGCAAGTTACTGGGGGAAATGTAAATAATCCACCTGTATCTATTTCAAAATTAACTGTAACAATTGCGCCATTAACTGCTGTAACTCGACAAGGCAATTGAAAACCAAAAGCCTGTTGATTTTGACCGAGTTTAGTATCAAGAAGATTCGATATTGATACCGCAAAGGGAGTTTTTTGTTCTGCACTCATGTTTGATTTATAGGTGTATTTGGAATAATTGCTTCAATAATAGTAACCCAAGCGTTACCATCTGGGGATCTGCTACTGCCAACATGATGCAATTTTGTTATAAAAAAAGTGCCATTGAAAGATATATTATTTCTGTATTGAGAATTATTATTAACAATGTTTAATACAGGAATTCCAGACTGAAAAGATATGTAATCCCCGATGCTAAGATCACCTCTCATAACTACTTTGGCTGAGATTGTATTGATCCCAAGCCAAGTCAAATTACCAATAACATCAGTAAATGGGATTTGTTTAGCAGCAGAAGGTGTAATTGCAGAATCCGTTAAATAAAAACCACTTCCAGTAGATGTAATGATTGCGCCAGTATAAATTGGATCTTTTTTAATATTTTTGCTAATTTGATTTACTTTAGAGGAAAGACTAATTAAATCAAAGTTTTGTGCTGGCGCATCTTCGGTATAAATTAATCCAGAACTAAAAGATCCCTGAATTGGAGTATTAGGATAAGCGGTACTTAAAGCATTCTTTACCGCATCAGTCAATTCAGTTCCTTTTGCCCAACTAAAAGTAATATTACGCAAAGAGTTGGGATCAACATTACCGGGTACAATAACCAAATCTAAAGAAACTTCTGTACCTTGCCAATTTGCAAAACATTGCAAAATAGATCCTTGAACAATAACTCCTTGCTCTTTGGGATTTGCATAGGGTAAACCCTTAGACATTCCAACATTAACAATAATGCCACACAATTGAACTGTTTTTCCGTCTGCGGAAATAGTTGGATTTAAGCTATTGATTTGTTGCAGATTTTTTAAATCTACACCATAAATTTTGATATATCCGTTAGAAGCATATTGATGATAAGCATTTTGAAATATATCTAATTCGACTTGCAAAGAAGAATAATTGTCGCTACCAGCTGTCTGTGAGCTATAGCTAAAAGCTGCAAAACGAGTTGCATCACCTAAAGGGGGAGTAATCGTAATGTCATAAAACCGCATTTTATGGATTTATTTCAAAATTATTACTACTTGCTCTGTAGACTAAAGTAGAAGTTTGAAAGTAACCAAATACAAGATTAATATCAAAATCATCTGGTGATGCCACGATTGGATTAATAACAATTAAAGTTCCATTACTGTTATAAATGCTAATGTAATACCTAGATGAATACACATTAAAGGTACAAATAGCGGTATAAGTAACCCCATCCAAAGTTGGATTGAATTGAAAATTGGCATATTGCGAAGGGTTAAACTGTACGAGTGTTGTCATAATTAAAATGGCAATGAAGGTGTTGCAGGTTGTGTCCAACTTGCAGTTGTAGGCAAGCCATTTTGAATTTTACCCATCAAATTACCTAAGACAGATTGTGCCTGAGAAGAAGTAATTAATGGTTGTGAAAAATCCCATTGGAACATATATTGCACTTGTTTATCCCCCGGTGGGGTTATATCTGTAATTCCAGTTAATAGACAATTGGCATAGGCAAAAGCTGGTGTCAAAACAGTAAATGTCCCACCAGTTGTAATGTGTTGTTGGATGCCAAATTGAAGTGCTGTCAAAATAGCTTGTTTAATGATGTAACCACCACCAGTTTGTGATGGGCAAACCATTAAAAGGCTAATATTCAAGGGTTCTTGAACTACCGCATTTGCAGCAGTCGCAAAGTTGGCAAAAGGATATTCAGCAATTTTCCATTTTGCCAAAGTACCACCGGGTAATGGTTTGTAGTGTGCAAAAAACTCGCCATTTTCAATCCCCGGTATGTCCATCATTTCGGTCAATAGGGTGATAGGAGCATACCCACCAACATAGTTTGCAAGACCGCCTTGAAGCCAAATAGGGGCTATTTCAAAGGCAGCGGAAAAGGTAGTTTGAGCTAAAGATGTCATAATTTTTATCTTTGTTGTCCTGCTATTGCAGCAGCTTTTTTACTAACTCCATCACCAGTAACAACATAAATATCTGTCTTATTTGGATTAAATAATTCAAGGTGATTTTTTTCTTTTGGATCACTTCCGTAAGGAGCATACAAACCAGTAGCCTTGTTGAATTCTGCTTCTGACTTAAATTTGGCTCTTAGAGCAGCTAATTGTTGAGAATTGACATCAACTCCAGTTACATAGCCCTCTTTATTGAAAATTGTATGATGTGATCCTTCATGCCATATACCCATAGCTTGAGCATATTCTTTGCTACGATAACCGCTAATAACATTTAATCCACTAGCTTGTATTGCATCTACTAATTTAGGATCAACTTTTGATAGATCAGGTTTGTTGAATTTTTGCAATTGACTATTAATTTTTTCATTTGCCCCAACAACTTGACTGCCATTTTCGACATGACCAGCCCATCCACTTTTTCTTGCTTTTTCAAACCAATCCATTCCACTCGGTTGATTTTGTAATGATTTATCAGGAAGAATTCCAAAAAATTCTCCAATTTTTACCATAGCGGTAGCCATAACTTTAAGCCCATCAAGGAAAAGACTTATATCTTCTTTAGCTTCGCCAGATGTTAAATATTTTCCAAAATCTTTAATTCCTTGATTGAGAGTTTCCATTGCCTCTTTAAACTGTTCACTACTCAATAAATTATCAATAGTATTGGCAATAGTTGTGGCTAATTGTTTTAATTGTGGTGTTAAAGTATCTAAATTTTTAATTAAAGAATTTTCTATAATATTTCCAGCTTCTTTAAGGCTTACCCAAAATTGTCTAAAAGATTCATATTTAGCATCATCTACAGGAAAATTTGCTGCACCAGTACGCAATGATTGAATCAAAGTTGCAAATTCTTGAGGGGTCATATTGCCAACTGTTTGCAACTGTTCTTGATTTAAAACATCACCAAGACCCGGAGTAATTGCTTTAGCCACATCAATATTGCCACCAGCAGCTTTTATCGCTTCTCTAGCTCTAGTTAAAACATCAGGCAGATTTTGAAATGCATTTTGATTTAAATTGCCACCTAAAATGCCAACCTTGTATTGTTCAGTTAAAGTTGTTTGAAGGGTTTGGATACCACTCAAAACACCTTCAATACCGGGCAAATAAGGCTCACCATAAGTTCTAGCAGCCCTTAGTTGACTAGAGGTCAATCCTAGTCCTGTAGCCTCTCTACGAAGGTTACTAGCACCAGCAGCTAAACCACCCAGACCAAAGCCACCACCAATAGCACTATAGGTAAGCCATTTAGCTGCTGACACCGCAGCAGAAGCCATATTAGAGGCTATATTAGCAGTAAAGCCAGCAGCAGACCTTAAAGCCTTACCGCCATCTTCTATTGATTTATTAAAAGCCTTTTGTCGCTTTTCTGCTTCGGCAAGAGTCTTATTGATTTCTTGCCATTTTTTAGATTGGTCATCAACTGACTTTTTGTACTTGTCAAAGGCTGCGCTAAAGGCTTTAAACTTTTCGTCTAAGACATCAATTTCAATTACTGATTTTACTGTCATCTTATATTCCTAGTAATTAAAACAAAGTCTTAGATTTAATTGCCCTAATCAAATATCTTTGGCGATATTCTGATGCATCTTCCCATTTAAACCCTATTTCCTTCATAAACTCGCCAAAATTTATGTAAGTAATATGATCTAGGATACTATGGATGATTCCTTCGCCTTCTTGCCAGTACTTTCTTTCTTGGTCAATATCGGCAAACCATTCATATACTCCGTACATTCCAAGGATGTAAGTTCCCAATTTCGCAACGCACCCGCCATCTCCAAGAAAGAATTTTTCAGATCCTTCGGTGCAACCTTGGAGATTGCTGTAAAAAAAATTAAAGAACTTATTGCTTCAGCTTCTTCATCCTCATTTAGTATTTCTTTTTTTACTGCCGTATCGAAAGGAATATTTTCCCATCCATTTTCGGTACTTATTGAAACATTCGTTAAACGAATAATTTCATTAACTAAACCAAACTTAACTCCACCTGCACCATCCCAGTTGCCCGCCTTCTGCGCTATTGACTTCAAAGCAGGGTAGGCTAACTGGGGTGCAGACAATGCTAAATGCGCTTGATTAATACTATCAAAACATTGACTAAATACTTTACCTAATTCTAAATAAAATTGTTCAAATACAGAACGACTGATAGAAGTGGAATGGATGTGAACTTTTCCGTTTTTCTCAGTCTGTACCTGCATCACAAGGGACAGATTCCGATCAATTTTCAATTTTTATTCCTTCATTAAGATGCAGCAAATAGGGTTGAGTTGATACTGTATACACCACGCAAGCGAACTACTAAACCAGCTTGTGTGCCATCAAAAGTTGTTTCTTGAACACTCATTAAAACGCAATTATTTAATTGAAATGGTGACAATACTTGAGTATCTGGGTAAACAGTTACAGAACCTAAAGTAGTGTTTGTTTCAATTTGAGTCTTATACGCATTACCAAGAGCTTGAGTTCTTAATAGATGCATGGTTACAGTTCCAAAAATATATGGCTCTGGGCTAGTTACTGCGCCTGTCAGAGTTGGAATAAGTTGGGAAGTGTCGCCATCAAAAGACAAACTAATTGCTTCTCTAGCCAGATAACCTGATGTCACATTCAAAGCTGTGAAATTGGCATAGACTACGCTGGCTAGTAGCCGATTTAATGTACCTTGTTGAATTTGTGGATTTGCCATTTATTTTCTCCTTAAACTGGAATGTTAGATGCAGTTAAGTAGATAGTAATGGAGTTAAATCCACGCAATGGAACAAATGTCAGGCTTAAACCATTGTAAGTACCAGTTGCATAATCTCCGGGGTGTTGTGCTACATAAGTAGTAAACGGAACAGCATTAACTGTTGCAGGAGATAGGATCAATCCAAACGAAATACCATTATTAACTGTTGCTTGGGCTACCTTTTGCAAGGTATTGATACCAGCTTGGTTATAGTACAAAGGATTTGTAGGTAAGTTGCTACCATTAATGATTGCAGCAGCCAATGACTGTGAAACATTAATTGCAAGCCAATCTACGCAATACCAGTAATTAAATGGATTGAGATCCATGAAAGTACCGCCTACGATAAGAGTATTGCTAATACCACCTTGTGCTCCTGTTCCAACCCAGTTGACACCAGCAGCCAATAATTGAACTTGTTGCGTGTTCGTTAAGGTGCTATATGGGGTTACTGAATACAGATAAGTATATTCAAAAGGATGAGCCAGATTAGTTGCGCTTGGGTTATAACTTAAAGAAGCCCAGAAAAGAGCTGCTGCGCTAAACTCAGTTACAGGTGCTGAAGGACTTTGCACAGTTGCTAAAACAGATTTAATGCCTTCCCAACCAGTATAAGTACCAGTAGTAGTAGTGACATAAAAATATACTTGTGCAGTTGTGCCTTCGTACATTTTTGCCATTGTTTGAGCAGAGCTTACATCCCATTCAGCAGGCAATAAATAGCTGTAGAACTGTGGTGTTGGAGAAGAAGTTGTATTTCCAACATTAGCTGTAATATATGCTTCTAATTCAGTAACACCATTAGCTACAGTATTTGCACCTAACTCTAAAACATAGACTGGAGTGATTGAACCTTGAGCAAAGAAAGTATTTGCCATAGCTTGCAATTCAATAGCAGCATACAGTTGAAAAGTTCCAAGAACAGTTTCAGAACCGGGGTTACCAGATAAAGGATAGGTAAGGGTATTTGTGCCAGAAGATGTTCCAGCAAAAGTTCCGTTGTAAGCAGTTGGAGTACATCCAGCAATAACAATTTGAACAGTATCACCACTTGGGACACCATGAGCCGTAGAAGTAGTAACTGTTACTACTCCAGCATTCCAAGTAAGTGCTGAAATTGCAATTGTGGGTCTAAGAATACTGGTCAAACTGCTCAAACTGGTCAACAGTTGAGTAGTGCCAGTAGATAAAGTTGTACCACCTTGAGAAACAAACGCACCAGTAGCCTGTAAAGTGCTTGGTGTGCTTGCCACCTGTTGGGTGACAACTACATTGACAATATTTGGCATATTAGCCCCCTAATTAATTAAAGCTAACAGAAACAACCATTCCAGTACCCGGAGTAACAACAATACCATTAGCGCATTGGAAGTCGATTAAATAAGAACCAATTGTGTCTGGAATAACTGCAACTAAGTTAGTTGCACCAGTACCAGAAGTAGTAGCATGGTCATAAATTGCGCCATTGCCAGAACCAGCAGTAGTTACATTGACTTTAACAATGCGACCTTTGCTAGATTTGATAGCTGTAGCAGCGGAAATATTTAGGAAAGTATTGATGCCTTGGGCTGTAATAGCTGCACCATTGATAACTGCTGGATTTGAAGTAATAGCCATTTGTGACTCCTTTTTACACTTGTTGAAATAAAAACATCTTACTACGATATTTTAACTTGGAACAGTCCCTTCGGTAAGGGAAATAAATGCGTGTTCTATTAATTGTCGAGCCACATTATTAACAGTTGTTTGGAAATAACTTACCTCAAAAGTAATGGTTTTTTTCTGAGCAATAATCTGTAATTCTGGCTGAGTAACTTTTTCGTCTTGTATTACTGGCATATTCATCAACCCAATATTTCCAGTATTACGGCTGTAATCAAGGACATAATTAACAAAATTGAGGGCATCGTGATTTCTTATGCCAAAAATGTCAATTTTGACTGTATCTTTCACAAGTTGGAAAGGATTAGATTCTGGATCTAAAAGTGGAAAATCTTGCAAAGCGGTTGTTTTCACAGGGTCTATATCAACAGCAGCGTATACAGGGGGTAAGTTTTGATCCACCAAATACGAAGGATACATTGGGAAAAACTGGTTTAAACCAAGCCAAATTGGAAGGCTATTTGACACAATAACGCTATTTGCATCAAATCCTGTCATCGTATCAATAATCTGATTACTCATTATTGAATAAACAGTATCTCCACGATAATGATATAAATCAGCTTGTTTATAGAAACTATCTCTACGGCTAAACGCATATTTGTAACCATCGTAATTTGCGATGTACAAAAATTGTGGGTTTACAAGGTTAAAATCCTGAATTGGCTGTAAAGAGGTGAACATTACATGGTTGTAAACAGTTGTTCTTTCAGCCAATTGATGTACTTCTTGGCTTACATGGAAAGAACCTTGAGCAACGACCTGTCTAGATGGAATGCCTTCAGGGTAGTTGTTATATAACAATTTATTGTACTGGGATGCGTTGAAAAGAGCAGAATCCGTTAATAACGAGGCATTTACCCAGAATACATAACCATCTAGAGGTAATACTAATTTGACATAAAGCGTAAATGTGACAGTTTGGTTAAGCGATAGAGTGTTGACTCCTTGCGCTAATCCAGAGCCTAGTTCGGTTTTAGATGCTGCACTTTCCGCTACTGTTGCCATTATTCAATCCAAGATTTAAAAGATGCTTCAAAAATTCCAGTATCAATAAACGAAGGTCTACGATTTCCAGTAACAGTTTCGTATTCTTGACCTTTTTTAACTTTACGGATCTTTTTACCGCCTTTTAAGCGTAAGGATTTGCCTTCAAGAGCAGCTTTTGTTGGAACAGGGAACTTTTCCGAACCGGGTTCTAAAACTCTTTCAGCTTCCTGTGTACTTAAAAAATCCTTAAATAAATGATCTATTTCGCTTGTCGAATCGCCAAATACACTTTTTGGAAAGCCATTACCAGAAAGATAAGATTCCATCGCATTACCAATATCTTCCTCAATTAAAAATGCTATTTTCTTTTCTTCAAAACCATAAAAAGCAGAGAAAAGACCATAGTTTTCTTCTAACTGTTTACCTACTGTGTAAGTTGTTCCACCTGCTGGTTCTGGGACATCCACAACCCCCAGATGCAATTTCAAGTTAATCCCCAGAGAGTTCCAAGAGCTTGCATGAAAGCCATAGCTTGACGACCATAAGGGTTTTTAATGGCTTGTAAACTGATTAAATCGAGGTTCTGCAAGCCTTTTCCAACTACTAATGCCTCACTAGTCGAACTATCCGCTGCGCTTGTTACAACCCCTGCTACGAAGCCATTAATGTTATATGACTTTCTGGCATCCGCAAAAAATGTTTGACCAACATAATCTTGTTGCCATTGTAATAGATTGCTTCCCCCAAAGTTATACACAGTCAATGTATAAATATCAGGGGAAGTACTAGCAAAATCTGTTGGTACTAAATCTAAAGCTACTGCATAGGCATAAGCATAACCGGGGTCGGTATCAGATATGGCAGTACTAGGGATTCCCATTACAGCCCTAGTCCAAGCAATAAAGCCTGTTAATGAAGGGGGATTTGTAATGGGATCACTCATAAGCGGATTTTACCCAACAATTAAATAAAAATCATGCTTTTCTTGGTCTGCCTCGACTTTTACCCGGTTCAACTCCCTCACGAATGACTTCGATGGTTTGGTTGAACTTAGGCTCATTATCAGCAGCATTTTTCTTTTCCTCTACCACTTCTACTTCCAAACCAGCTTTTTGCTTTAAACCCATTTCTTGAGCTTTATTAGACAAAATCTGATCGGCAGCAGCAGCGGTGATTTTACGAGCTTCCAAAGCACGATCAATCATTTCTTGATCTCGTTGATCTAAACCATTTTCAATAGCTTCAACGCTAACTGGCTTATCAATTCGATAACAAATACCACCAAATCCCTTTTTGACTTTGGTTGCTTCCATCATGCCATAAAGTGAATGTTGCTTAATAATATGATCCACTTCATCTTGGCTACCATTAATTTCCATTTGTGCGCCAGCACGAATTTTATGGTGAAATGGTCGTGGATTTTCGATGAGCATATAGGTAAAGTCATGCTCTTGTTTACTGCAATTTGCTATAAAAAGTTTCATAAAATTCTCCCAAAAGGGTGGGAGAGCCGATGATGCGGTTTCCTTTTGAGAAACCCGACTCTCCCTTTTAAAGCATCTTTGGCATCACACAAAGGTTTTATAACTATAACAAAAAACCACCCGAAGGTGGTCTTTTGTTCAAAACTTTTAATACTTAGTAAGCAGCGGACAGAATTGTCAATGCTTCTGGGCGAATACCCCAACCAGAGGTGCTACGCATCGTGTAGAGGGTAGTAATACCACCATCAGCGATAGGAGTAGGAATCTCTGTAGGAGCAGACACATCAGTCAACATCAATGAAGTTGCAGTTTGATTTGGTGTCAAAGATGCAAAAATGTTGGTGTTGATTTGTGAGTTAGCCTTAGGAATCTTGAGTTCTGGAGCAATCAAGATGATCGCATCAGTACCACCAGCACCTTGACCAATCAAAGTGTCATCAGCAGCGAATGAAACATCATCGCCACCCGCCCATTGAGCAACAGTTTCTACCAAGCCAGCAGCGGTTTCAACACCTGCACCGATACGCTGGAATTGTGTCAATGACACTACACCAGAGTAAGAGATTTGGCTAATGAAGCGTTGTGGAGCAAGGAAAACTAAGCGTAATGGTTGACCAATTTGAAGTGTACGAACCTTCAATGCGCCAATCATGTTCAACATATACTGAGCTAATTGACCACTATCCCAAGTGCTGTAACCAGTATTACCATTGGTATCAGAACCTAAAGATTGAGTAGTAGCACCAGAAGTATTGAGCAAGCCTTCGCCATTAGCTGGATTGTAGCCATAGAGAAGTGCGTTACGCAATTGCTGTGCAATACCTTGACGAGCTGCTAAACGCATAGCTTGTGGCAATGCGTAGCCCCATGCGCCAGTAGCAGCTTCATCGAAGTTGTCATACTGCGCACGAGTCTGTAAACGATAAGTAGCGGTGCTAATCATCGAAGGAATAACAGATGCGCTTGGCAATTGGTTTTGCTGAGATTGGTTAGCTGCAACTTGCGTTGTCAACTGAACTTTCTTAGCGTAAACATACAAATCTGCTTCTCCAAGGCGAGGCATTGGATTTTCAGTTGCGAGGGTTGTGAAAGCACCAGAAGCCAAACTGTACTGCATAATCAGTTCAGGCATCATGTAATGCGGATTTACTGTTACAAATGAGGGTGCAAAGCCTGACATAGTAATATTCCTTTATTAAATTAGGCAAAGAGCCACATTTTGGTTATAAATCCAGTTGGCATTGCCAGTTCCGCTATTGTACGAAACTGTCTTATTACCGCTGGTGCTTACTTGCAATACTTTCACAGGGAAAGCTGCTTGAGTGCCGGGGTT